TGAAACTCCAGAAGGTCCAAAAACACCAGAAGAATTTTCTCCTCGTAGTCCCGATGAACCAGCTCCTGAAACTCCAGAAGGTCCAAAAACACCTGAAGAGCCACCAGCAGCCGCAGCAGCCGAAGCAGAAGAAAAAACCAAAGTAGATTTAATAAATTTATTAGACGGTCTTCAAAAACAGAATCTTCCAAAAGTAAAATTAGTTAAACGTGAGGAGTTAGTTGTTGATTCAGCACGTGAGGACACCGGTGTTTACAAGGCAACAAACACTCTTCTTTCTAGAATTCACTCAGAAGCAAGAGAGAAATATCTTAGAAAGTTCAACGAATTTAATGAATTAATAAAGAAAAATAAAGGTAATTTAACATTCATAGAAACCGCTACAGATATCACAAAACTAGATGGTGGTGATAAGGTTTCTTTGACTAAGCCTATTTACAGAAATATTCATGAATTACTTTCAAATTTAAATAGTGATTTAGCGGCAATCGAGGATGAATTAAGACAAAAAAGAGATGCTGCTATAATTAGTCCAGACCCTAAACTTAATAAAGAAATACAAGAATTAAATGAAACTTATAAATTATATTCCCAGAGTCTTGAAATTTATCATCAGTATAACTCTATGGTTAATAAAGTTCCTGAAAAAAGTAGTAAAATGGTAGATTTACTAAATCGTAAAAATGAAAATAGAATGGAACAGATTAGGCTTTATAGTGAAATTGCTGAAGAAATGAATAAGGGAGCTTATGATTCAGAAGCATTAAATGCTAGAATACAAGAATACTTAACTCGTGGAACTAGAGAAATAGAAGGAGAAATAAGAACCTTGCGCGAACAGCCTAAGGTTGAAACTGTTGTAATTAATGATTACAACATAGAAGAAACATCCGTAGAAACCGATGAACCCAAACAAAAGAAAAGATTCATTAAAAAGAAAAAGAAATCATTAAAACCAAAGAAACAAAGGAAATCAAAGGATGAACTATTAACAGAGGTATTAACAACTCTAGAAGCCGAAGAACCTGTCGAAGCCGAAGCCGAAGCCGAAGCCGAAGCCGAAGCCGCAGCCGCAGCTAAAGACGGTAATTATGAAATAACACCAGATTCTATGATTAAAGGCAAAGCAGCAGTATTAGATGGCAAAAAACAATTCAAAGAAGAAGAAACAATACGCGAGAAGTGTGATGAAAGTGAAGAATGTAAGGGTTTCACAGAGAAAACCTATCCTGATGGTAAAAAGAAATACTTCCCTCGCTCAACAATTAAAGTTCTTCCAGCAGAAGACCATAAAGCATTTGTAAAAACTGGAGGAGCTACAGACTTAGGTGAAGAAGTTAAACAACTACTCATTAAAGAACCAGAACATGAACCTGTAGCTGACCCCGAAATTAAGGTTATTAAGATTTCACAACCAGGTGGTAGTAGTATAGAAAAGGAACAAAAACAAGAGTCTAATTTTGATGTAGAAGAGTTAGACCTAGGAGATGATATTAGTGAACTCATACAAGAGGAAGAACCAGAATATTCATTTGGAGATTCCTATGAAAGTGATGAAAATGATTCTGTAGATTCATCAATTCCTATTGAGTTATAATTCACTAAAAAAAATAATTTGATATAAAAAATGGATTTATTTGATAAGCAGTTGTATGTTTTTAATTATGTCAATAACTTATTTCCTATAATTTATAAACGAGTTCCTCCTATTCAAGATATTCCTAGTGATGATTCAGATAGTGATGGTAATTATAGTGATTAAAAAATATATATTATAGTTATAGATGGAATACATTAATAAGAATAGTTTAATTACAGGATTTATTGTAGGAATTTTCTTTAGTTATGCGCTTTTTAGAACACCAGATTGTATAAATAAACAGATTGATACATTAGAAAAGCAGGAAGTTCCCTGTTAAAAAATATATACATATATTAACTGGAATTAATGAAGTTAATGAAATTAGGATATAGTGAAATAATTTCTTTCGTCTTAGGTTTAATACTAGCGATTGTGTTATTAAGAAGTATTAATTATAGAAATTGTATTGTTTTAAGTAGTAGTGTATCAAAGGAACTACTTGATTCAAAAGTTTATAGCGTCGAGAACGATAAATGTTATCGTGTAGTAAAAAAAGAATAAGTTCGTTTTGTTTTTACTTTTAAAATATATATTATCCTCATATATAATGAGTAAATCTACCCCAATTTCCCAATTAAATTCCCAGGATACTCCAGTAAATGAAGAAATGTCTGGAGGAAACGCATTTGATGAAAAAGAAAATCAGTTAGTAGCAGAAATACTAACAGAAATCAATAATGAAGCAGGAGAAGATACTAACAACATTTTAATGGAATTAAATGACCCAGTAGGAAACGAGCCTGAACCACCAAAATATTCAGCACCAGAAAAGGAAAAAGAGCCAGAACCTTCACGCGAACAACTAGCCAAAGAATTCAGCCTTGATGATGACGAAAACACAGATGGAAGCTCATTACAGAGTGTCCAGGATGAAATATTATCACGTATTAAATTACCACTTCTAGCAGGTGCTCTTGTAGTTCTTTTCTGCACACCACAAGTATCAAATATTATCTCAAAATTGGTTCCTCCAAAGGAATTTTTTCAGAACCACAAGAATTTATTTGTCCTCGTAGCCAAATTTATTCTCAGTAGTATAACTTTCACAGCAGTCCAATTTGCTGTTTAAATAGTTTTTTATTTTCTCCCGTATATAATAATGATAGAACAATACGGTATTTTATCCCTTGTCCTCTTATATTTAGGGGTTAATCTCTATTATAGAAATTTAAAGAGTTTGATATTATTCTTAGTTTCGTTAGTAGTCTTATATCCAATATTTCCAAACAAAATGTATCCTGTTTTAATAGCATATACAATTAGTATTTTTTATAATATTGTGAAAAACTTCCATCTTCTCGAGAATTTCACAAGTAAATCAAAAAAAACTGATGAAGTTCCAGAAATACCTCAAAAAGAACCCGATGAAGAACCAGTCCCTATTATACCATCCAGTTATAAAGAATTAAAAGCTATGAATACTTTAGAAGAACGTAATGAAAAGAGTGAAACTGAAGATTCCGAACCTCAAAAACCAGAAACTAACAAGAGCGATTTAATTTATACTGATGATGATATGGTATCTGACGCACTTGCCGACCGTTTTGTTGAAATGCTTGAACGTAGAAGCAACATAAAGATTAAACACACAAGACTTCCAGTTCACAAATTAAAGCCAACACTTTCATGTTTGGATGCTGATACTACCGAAACACTTCGTAGTGAAGCCGAGTATAATAATCCCAGACTTTTAGAACGTGAAATAACTGTTTCAAGAGACCACTATATTATTAACGGCCATTACACTTGGTATGTTAAAAAGATGTTTTTAGCTGAAAAGAGTGAAACTACTATGATGGATGTTAAATACACAGACAATATGCCAGTTCGTATTATTGACCTCGATATTCAGCCATTAATGAAGAAACTTGAATCATATAAAATAGAATTTAACGAGAATGCCCTTGCTAAATTCACACTTGACCGCAATAAATTAGTGGACCTTCGTAAAAATATAAACACATTAAAGAAAACTGTTAAGAATTTAGAATCACACTATAATGAATTAACTCAGATTGAATTGGTCTAATTGAATTGGTCTAATTGAATTATAATCAAAATGATTCTTCTTCTCGAAGTTCATAACAGAATTTCGTAGTTTGGACATTACCAAATCTAGTTAATAGATGTTCACTTCCCGCTTTATCGTTTGTTCCTGATTTTCGATATCCCCCGAAAATCTGTTGTCCTACAATTGAACCCGTGCTTTTATCGTTGAAATATAGATTACCACATGTATTATTAAATTTGTTGAAGTGAACTTGGTTCCTTGTGAAAACACCAGTAGTTAAGGCGTATTTACTCGAATTAATATGAGCGATTGTTTCAGTTAAGTTTTCAGGGTCATAGCTACAAATAGAAAGAACCGGCGCAAAAACCTCTCCATATTCTTTTTCAAGTTCGTGATTTTCATCCAAAACAAGAGTAGGATGGATGTAGTATCCAATTGAGTTATCGCATTTTCCGCCAGCCAATACTCTATTACTATTTTTCACAATATAATTTTGTGCTCTATTGAAACTATCCTCGCTAATTACTGCACTTGTGAAGCAATTGTCTTCCTCTGGAGAACCAACCTGAAGACGATTCATTTTACCTGATAGTCTTTCGATAAAATAGTCAATACACCCATTTGGAACAATTAACTTACTTGTAGCACTACATTTCTGCCCCGAATACTCAAATGCTCCAAGAATAGTTTTATTAACAATTGTATCCATGTCTTTAATACTACTAATATCAGGCAACACTAAATGGTAATTAAATCCTCCTGTTTCTCCAACCATTCTAGGATAATTACGGTATTTGTCGATTTTACTATACACATTTTTAAGAATATCGTTGAATACCCTATCGCTTCCCGTGAAAGCTATACTAGCCATATCTGGAGAATTTGATACAACTTCTGTAAAAAGTGTAGGGTCTCCAGGAACAAACTGAATTACTTCACGTGGCATTCCTGCTTCAACAAGCAATTCATAAATAGTATAATTTGACATTACAGCTTGATTACTAGGTTTCCATATTACAGAGTTATCCATAAATAATGGAGCAGTAGCGAGATTACCACCAATAGCTGTGAAATTAAATGGAGTTATAGCTGCGACAAACCCATCAAGAGGAACCCATTTTGTAGTATTGTTGTATGTTTCAAGGAGATTAATAGGAGGTTTATAATTTGCTAGTTTTACTCTGTAATAATTGTTGAAATTCCAAAAATCTGCCAGTTCGCAAATCGCATCAATTTCAGCCTGATAATAATTCTTACCTTGTCCAAGCATAGTAGTAGCAATTAGACTGTCATAATATCTTCCCTCGACTAGTTCAGCTGCCTTCTCAAAAATATCTGCTTTATCACTTGCCTTAAATTTATTCCACAATTCCTTTCCTTTTTGAGAAGCATCAATAGCGTTCCTAATATCGTCGGCGTCTGCTTGTGAAGCCCAACAAATTACTTGCGAAGTATCATAGGGGCAACTTATAGGAATTTTGTTTTTATATTGTTTAACGCCATCAATAACAAGAGGAATAGCCATTTCTCTATTACGATAGTAATTAACAGCCTTAAGGACTTCTTCAGGAACCTTTCCAAGAACTCTAGTAGCCTTACCGATAACGTTTGCTGGAATCATAATAGTATTATTTTTACCTCAATTATTCTCTAAGTCGAATTAAAATATGATATTAATATATAATGATTACTTGTCCTAAAGGAACAATTTGTTTAAGCCATGTTAATTTTTTTGGAGGAGCCATAGTAATTCTACTCGGTCTCTACCTTGTAAATCGCGATACATACAAAAAATTACACGACCAGATTACTGATATGAAAAATGATATTGAAGAAACTAAAGAAGAAGTTATTGAAGATAAATTGGAAAATCAGATAGCAAACAAAATAAATAATGTTCTTCAAGAAAAAATCGGGCAACAGCAGCAGCAACAGCAGCCAGCTTTTAAACCACAGCCACCTATCCCACCTGAACCATTAAAACAGGAGCCTCCGGTAATGAAAAGAATGCCAATCAATATAGAAACCCGCCCTGATGGAGGAGACTATCAACAGGTAGGAATATTAACAAAAGAGTCAATTGTTGATGAAGAAGTAGTTCCTGGCAACAATACCGATAGTGTCATATTACCATTATTTGGACGTCCAACATATCGTGGTAGCCAGTTGTATAATTACTATACTGCTACAGACAAATATCATCAAGTCCGCATTCCATTAACAATTAATGGCGATAACTGCACTGACCAAAGAGGATGTAAGGAGCTCTATGATAACGATAGCGTCCAAGTCCCTGGATACAATGGTAATTTCAAAGTCCAAATATACAAATTGGATTATCCAAGATACATACCCTATGTTAATTAATCGTTATCGTAATATAATTGTATAACTTCAACTGTTTTACTAGTTTTGTTTTCAGGTTCAATCCAATACTTAATAGTATCGATAAGTGTATTAAGTCTAGTGTTCCATTCTTTTACTTTTGATTTCTTAACTGTAGTTATTCCTTTTTTATTAGTCCCCCAGCATGATGTTATTACGTCTCCATCTCGAATGTATTTGTCTGGATTGAAACGAATAAATACGATTGGTCTGTGACCGAAATCACGAGAGAGTTCCATAGTTCTTTTGTTTTCACAACTACAGTCATAGTCTATATGCTGGTTCTCATCTACTTCAATAATAATTACTTGATAACCCAAATCAATATAACAATCTGGTCTTCTTTTAGAGCATCCACCAGAAACAATTTTGTCTGTAGTTAAATCTACCTTATCTTCAAACTCTTCACGGATTCTATCTACTGTAGCTGTTTCTTTGGTTTTGTAGTTTCGTGTTACAGGTTCATTAGGGAACATATACATAAAACATCGAAGACAATATCCTCTATATTTGTTTTTAATAAATGTATCACATAGTGGAGTTTTACACATTTTACTTATAACATTTACCATCCCTTCTAATTTATGCTCGGCACAAAACCTCGCCTTGGTTTCTCCAGGTAGATTATAATTAGGTATCTTACTGCAATCAGGGTGTTCGCATTTCTTATTTTTGATGTCCTCCATTCCTTCTAATTTATGCTCGCTACAAAACCTCGCCTTGGTTTCTCCAGGTAGGTTATAATTAGGTCTAGTTTCACAACCTAGATGTTCGCATCTCTTATGTTTAACATCCACCATCCCTTCTAATTTATGCTCATTACAAAATCTTGCTTTGGATTCTCCAGGTGAGTTGTAAACAGGTATCTTACTACAATCATGATGTTCGCATTTCTTACTTATAACATTAACCATC